AGTTTCTGTAGTAGTTGTAGTTGTTATGGTTCGATTTATTGTGGTCACGTTTGCCAGACCAGCACCTTGCAGTGATTCGACTAGAGAAAAACTTTGTCCAGCTTCTTTTATTTTCCATCTAGGCACAGCTTCAAGTGAGGGACTTGTCCAGCTAAATTGAACTCCATTAACTGTTTGAGTAGTGCCAGCAACAGTTGAAGGGTTGATATAACCATTAAGATCTGCTGATTCAATATTATGGCCTGACGCTGAGTAGGAAAAACCACTATTGTATTGGTGCGAGGTAATCGTCTCATTAATTACTGATTGCGAAGTTGAACTCATCGTAGAACTACCCGAACGAAACTGAGGCACGATTGGGGTAGCAAGAGTTCTTATAGGTAATGCTAATAAAACTAGCCAGAAAAGTCTAGTCAACTGTGATTGAAACTGTAGTAGAACCAATACAGCTAGTTCCAGAACCGCCAGCAGTGCAAGTATGGATTCCTGAAGATGTAGAAGTAAGGGCTAAAGATCCAGCAGTTCCTCCAGAAATTACTGTTGTCTGTCCACCAAGAACAGGAAGAGTTGCTATTCCAGAGCTTGGAGTAATTGCAGTTTGTGTGGCATCACCAGCTTGATATGATTCTGAAAATGAGAATGCAGATCCAGCAGTTGTAACTGTTTTATTTGTATTTACTAAAGCTGGTACGCCATTGGATAAACTTCCTAAATTTAATCCACCGATAGCATTTGTATTAACACTATCTCCTGTTCCTGTAGATGTTGTGACATTATTTCCGCTTATGCTGTAAGAACTAGGTGCAGCATTTGTTATTACATATGGAGAATCAATAGATATTTGTGCAGAAGTTACATACTTGGCCGTTATTTCAGCGAATGCACTAGACGGAGAAAGAAAAAGTATAAAGGGAAGTAATTTTCTCATTTTTTTACTACTCCTACTTTAGAGTCAGAATTGTTAACTATCTTAACATTACCATCAAGTTTCTTTTTGTCATTGTTTTTCTTGATACTTAAGCCATAGTTAGACATTACAGCGCTTAATAAACCAGCTGCAAAAGTCGTATCAATTTGTCTAGTAGGGTTTGGATTGAAATATGACCAAGAAATAACCGCTAAAGACCACCCTAAAATGACAAGCTGAACCGCGTTACCTATGAGGCCTAAACCTTCTTTTTCTTCTTTTTCTTCCATAGCATTGCGAGGTTACAAGACAAATCTAGCAAATATGGTTATGTTTGGAAAGTAACACAAAATTATTATGATTCGTATTTTAAAACCAATTCTACTTACTTTCTGCAAAACAAATGCAGTTAAGAAATTAATCCTTGACCTATTGAAGGCATTAGCAAAGACTACAGACAATACGATAGATGACCAGATTGTTGATTATGTTTCCGTTCATTTATGGCCAGAGGTCAAGTGAAAAGTATCATAAATGCTTTAAACTCTAAACCTAGTTTTGAGCATGAATTTGCAGTAGAAAAATCTATT